CTCTCCTAAGGAGAGACGATCTTCTACCTACCCCCTTTACAACAGCTTGCTGTCATAAAGATCTCAATTGAGATGATTAGGTAGAAGCATAATTAATTGACGCATAATTATGTTCCAGTCCACCTGCCCTAGAATCTCTTCTAGGGGTGCTCATGCTTCGGCTAAGAGCACCATATGGGTATGGTGTCGATGTAGCTGAGTGAAGAACCTTTACCCTTAGGGGCCCCCATACAAATTTTTTAACAAATGAAAGCAACTACAACACTTCTTAAGATCCAAAGGATCTTGACAAGGCTGGGTTACTCTCAGGCGTATCAAATTGTAGAGAGGCTCTCCAAGATGGTGACCTATCGTGGATGGAAATCCACATAGGAATACATCAAGGAGACTAGGGTTCTAATCATGCATTTTGCTGCAGGTGCTGGGGTGCGCTCTGGTCGGGGATCTAAGGTTAAGACTACTAAAGATGGCATTCCTGTCATCCTAGGTGATCTCATTCCTAAATTCCGTTCCAGAGACCTTGAAGCATATCAAGAAGCTCTTACTGCTTTGCAGTACGACCACTTCTCAACTTATTGGCCTAATCCGGACCTGGCACCCATCGTCAATAAAACGACTTTCGATGCAGACACAGATGAAGCAAAATAGTTGGTGAAACAATCGTTTCAAGCAATCCGACATTTGGGAATTTGCATTCCTAAAGATAAGATTACTTTTAAAGAGTTCCATATGACTTCTAAGGCGGGGATCCACTGTCAGGCCCTTTGGTCTTCAATGTGGGAAGTTACACAAAAATCTTTTAGAGATTTTATAGTTCCTAACCTCAGAGAATGGCCAGGGATGGCAGAGTGGATGGATCATATTCAGGAGACTGAATTCTCTCAAGAACTGTTCCGCGAGTGTGCTCCGAAAGGAATCACATTCAAGGAATCAGAACATTTGAGAAAACTATCTCTTGTCCGTGACCCTGCCGGTAAGACGCGAATCATCGCCATCTTTGATTATTGGACTCAAACTGCTCTCCGACCTCTCCATTAGTTTATTATTAATAATCTAACGGTTTGGTTCGGTAAGACAGATATGACTCTAAATCAAGGAGGCTTTGACCCTCAGGAACTCACTGGTATCAAGTACTCTGTAGATCTTACAAGTGCTACTGATCGTTTTCCTTTTATTTATCAGGAAAAGATCATGTCGCATTAGTAGGGTCCTAAGATTACAAGAAGCTGGGCTAACTTGCTTGTTGGACTCCCTTTCAAACCAAGTTGGGATGAGAGGGCCGTTCTTTATGCAAGTGGGCAACCCATGGGGGCTTATACCTCCTGGGCTGTTTTCGCCTAGTGCCATCACTAGATTGTTCGAGTTGCGGGATTTCGTGCCCTTGGGCACTATTCCTTTAGCAAGTACATTCTATTGGGTGATGATATCGTTATTTATAACGGTAAAGTCGCAAGTGAGTACCTAAAGTAGGTAGAAGGAGTTTTGGGATGCGAGATATCTTCTCACAAGACTTAGGTCTCTGAGCGAGCTTTTGAGTTCGCAAAGAGATTCTTCGTCGATGGTGTTGAAGTCTCTCACATCCCTTGGCCCCAACTAGCCTTGATCGAGAGGCCTGTAACTTAGATTGCCCCATTCCTTGCGGAATAGTTGCGTCGAAGTGTAAGGCCGAGGAACTTGAATGCCGCATAGGTTAGAACAGTATAGGAATGTGTTGGAGAAGGAATTTCCTTCTCGCAAATCAAACCTCTATTCTAGACTACCTATACAATCGCATCTCGGTAGGGTTAGGAGATACCTGTAACCACTTCAATCCAGAAGTGGCTAGGGTTTCCTCTTACCTGCCGGGGCGGCTAGAGCGAGCAGATTGCTGATACTGTCGAATGGTGGTCTCGGAAGGCCATCATGAAAGCAGTAAAAGACAATCCGGATATCGGGGTTTACCCTGAAATCCTTAGCAGACTCTAGGGCTGGGAGTTCTCCAAGAACTTTCCTCCTGCGGAAGTAAGTGTCAGATAGATCGCCCGGATGCACTTTCTAAGCCTTGAAGTTGAAAACTTCAGGATAGATTCGTTGTATTCCGGAGTGGATCACATTTCACTTCTTCTAGATTTGGATGATTTCCATCATATGGATTCCATCTTCATCGAACGCAGGTCGGACCAAGTGGTTCGACTCATATATCAAGGGATGCAACGGTTCAGATCTTATCTGTCCTCACGCAACACCGCCTTGAGAGTAACAAGTAGCCCAATGGGCTACCTGCCCGCTGACAGTTTCAGCGCCGAATCTAAATCTAATCTCGAG